GTTCTCAAACGCCCTCAGGATGACATCACGCATCTTATGTACATTTCCCTCGAGGGCTGGCAACGCACCGGAGATAGACGAGCTGTGCGATACAACAAGACCGGGGATGCGCTCCGTCTCGTCGGTGTTGTCTATAAACTCCTGACGAATGGCAAACTCGATCCAGCTCTCGGCGTTGTCATTCGCTCCGGCAGGGTTTCTGTAAAGCTGCACATCGAGCAGACTGATAAGCGGACGTATCCGTACCCTCATATTGTTCTGGGGATCATCGGATGCGCTCACAACGCCCTGAAATGCAACAGAGCTGCCATGCAGGATATTGGCGTACCACCCGCTTTTCACTTGTACCGGTTTCGGAAGTGTGATCGTCGATTCGCTGAGAGTGATGTAGTCGAATTCTAATTCAGGCTCGGGAATGACCTGATGATTCTTAAAGGTGAAATCACGGGAGAAAAACTCCACTCTATACGGTGTCTGCATATTCCCTCACCTCTATCGTTACTTCCAGTTCGGTGTCTCCGGAGTGCGAGAAATACATCTGCGAAGTTCCCGGAGGCACGGATATAAACCGCTCGCGGTTAAAATCGCCGGCTTGATAGCAGTCTCGCTTTGTTCCGTCGGATGCATATGCGGCAATTTCCATGCCCAGCGGATTTGCATCGATGACGAGATATTCGTCCTCCGAAAGCTGGGTTTTGACTGCTCCGGAGGCAATCGACACGGCATTCTGAGCGCAGCTCCATACAGGGTCAATGCACGGTCCGTATATCGTTATTCTGCATGGGGCGGCGTCCTTTCCGCTGTTGGTTACCTCGATTTCCCCAGAGATGCTCGATCCGTAAGCGTGGGGGTATGTATACGGATACTGCTTCCTCTCGCTATCCGCAACTGATGAAAAAACAGTTATGCCAGGCTTATACCACGGAGTAATAGGTGTAAATTCTATCGGACACACAAGACGCTTGTTTTTGTGCTCGATCTCCGATTTTTCAATCATTACCACTCTGCAGTCACGGTAGTGCCACTTTTGTTCAGGTATTCCATTGACAATGATGCTGTCACCAGCAGAGAGAACTTCAATATTAGGAATATCAATTTGCAAGGCGTCTTCGTTCTTTGCGACAGATATATCGCCCGCGATAATTTTCAGCTCCTCTCCGCGCGCATAGGCTCTGATGACATCAGAGGGCAACACAGGCTGCGGACAATATGATAAAGTAACAACATCTGTAAGAAACTCGATAAATTCGGTGTACTGTTGGTATCCTCTGAATACCATTTCTCCGCTGATGGGCTTAGAGTGCGATATCTTGTCCTCAGTTATTAGTAAAAAATCGCCTATGCGAGAGGATGAGATATTACGTGATTTTCCAAGTCCTGTGGGACGGTGCAGAAACGCATCTTTGCGCATGAGATCAAATGCGGCGCCGTTGGAATTGAGAAGATTGAACCTGCGCATATATCCTCCTTATAGCAGATCTCCCAGCAGGCGGTTCAGCTCGTTCACGAGCGTTTGGGCATTTGCGCTGCTGGTGGTGTGGAAAGTGTTATTCATGGTGATTGAGTTGGAACGGTTATTGGTGGTGTTAGTGATGGAGGGTGCGGGGGTTACAGCGGCAACGGCGGCAATGCGAGAGGCGGCGGATTCTACCGCGGGAAGCTTCTTGTTCATGCCGACCACATAACCCTCTGTAGTGAAACCGCCGAGCTTTTCCATCACGCGGGATGGGGAGTGAATGTCCAGCTCTTTTCGTATGGAGGCGGCGGCGGTGGCGGCGAGTGAGCGGGCGGTGGCGGCAAGATCTGCGGCAACCGACCGCATTCCCCGGATGATTCCCCTCCCTGCATTCGCTCCAGCGGATTCAAAGGCCGAGGTCTGGGAGGATACAGCTACAGCAGCACCGGAAACAATAGATCGCATTTCATCGTTAAGGATATACTGCGAACCGTCTGCTCCGGCGGCGGTGCTTTTTACGATATCTCCACCGGCAACAAAGAACTCCTCTTTCGCCTGCTCGGCTTTGGCTCGGGCATCCTGTACCATCTGCTCGGACACGCCCTCCCGCCCTTTCTCGTAGGCCTCGGAAATCAGTCTGGCGTGGATTTCTGTTTCCGTGACCTGCTGCTGCAGAGCGGCAAGCTGTTCCTCTTTGGAAAGATTGGCAAGCTCGGTAGCTGTAACGAATGACTCTCCCATGCGGTCTAGGGCTGCTATTGCTTTTTCCGAATCTCCCTCAATAATTGCGGATGATGCGGATTCATAGCGACTCATATCTGCATAATACTGGTTTACTGTCTTGTCGAGCAGGTCGTATTCAGCCCTTACCGTTTCAAGACTGCTCTCTGCATCGGCAACCAGTCCGGCATAATATGAGGCATTGTTGTTATCTCCTTCCTCGATGGCCTCGTTCATGCGGCGACGCATTTCGAGAAGGTTTTCTTCAGTGGCATACACTTCTTGTGCCTGGGCGGCTCTGGCTTTTTCTGCCTCGGTGTAGTTTTCTACAGCCGCTCGGTAGGATTCTTCGTGGGCTTCGAGAAGAATCTGGGCTTTCTTCGCCTTGATGATGTCGTCAATTGACTTGACCATCTGGTCATACTGACCGATGATGTTTCCGTTTAGTGTGTATTCTGTGTCCAGAGCGGAGTTAAGCTCGTTGAGAATGAAATTAGCTCGGGATTCGTACCCCTTCTTAATCTTGCCGTTTTCATCAGCAAGAGTCTGCAGCTCTTCATAAAGGTTCTGTACATAGCTGATCTGCGAGAGCTCTGCCGCGGCCTGATCTGCGGCAGCGTCCTTGAGATCGCTATAAGCAAGAGCGGCATCCTGCGCGGTGTCTATCATAAGACGCTGTTCGTCGGTCAGATACGACTCCTGACGCTCAACCACCTCGAGAGCTGCCGCAAGGGAACCCATCACACCGACAAGCGCAGCTCCTGCGGTGACAGCAAGCAATACAGGATGCCCGGTCATTGCGACCTTGAGTGCTTTGGATGCGGCGGTCACAGCGGTAATTCCGGACGCTGCTGCCTGATAGGTTTTGTAGCCGGCAAATACAGCCACAAAGCTGCCGACCAGCGGCGCAGCTATCTTTGCACCCTTGCCGACCTTCTCAATGCCGTCGGCAAAATCTTCTATGTCAAATTTACCCAGCTTGCGGGTGATCTTGTTGATCTGTAGTTCCAGCTTTGGCATAGATTTTTGCGCAAGCTGCAATGCCTGAAGCGTCAGGCGGTTCATGTTAGGTGCAAGCTTTGCCGCAAGCTGGTTTTTCCATGCTGCCGTTGAACTGTTCACTCGCTGAAATGTATCATCCAGCTCTCCGAGGGATTCAAGGGCTTTCCCACCAAGAACGGCACCGGCTGATTCTGCTTCAGCGGCGTACTGCGCCATTCCTGCAGAGCCGACAGAAATGAGGCTGTTAAGCTCCTGCGCTGACTTGCCAAAAATCTGCATCGACAAAGCGTCGCGCTCGGTTTCGTCGGATATACGACCGAGCGAGTCGACGACTTCCCAGTAAACCGTTTCCGCGTCTCTGAGCTTGCCATTGGATGTAGTTACCGATACACCAAGCTGCTTGTAAGCGGCTACATAGTCGGCGGTGCCCTTCTGAGCATTGCTCATTGACTTAATATTTTTCGCCATCGACTTGGTCATCGTTTCGAGGTCAACGTCTACCAGTTCGGCAGCGTAGGCGTAGGCTTCAAGATAGTCCGTTGCAAGCCCGGTGTTTTTCGCTGTGGTGAGAATATTGTCGGCATACTCTGCGCCTGATTTTGTGACAGCTACAGCAGCAGTGCCCAGTCCGGTCAGCCCCGCAACAAGCGCGGCAACGGCACCTGCGGCGGCTTTGGCTCCGGCAGCTGCTTTACTGCTGAAATCTTTGATTTTATTCTTGGCATCGTCCAGCTCTTCTGCGCTGACCGATGCGGATTTTCCGAATTGTTTGAGTTCAGCATTGGTGGCAGAGAGAGTACGCTCCATTTCCGCCAATTCAGCCTCGGCTCGGTTTATTTTTATCTGCCAGTCCTTGGCGCGGTCGGAATTTTCTCCCCATGTTTCAGAGGCGTTTTTCAAAGCCGCTCGCATGGTGTCGATTTTCTTTTTTTGCTCTGCAATCTGGCTGTTGTAGAGCTTAGATTTTGCAGTCAACGCCTCAATGGACGAAGCGTTATTCTTGTACTGTGCTGTAAGCTTCTTCCCTTCGGAATTGAGCACAGCGAGATCTTTATTAATTCCCGAAATGGCTGATTTGTACTCCTTTTCGCCATCGAGACCTATTGAAAAGCCAATATCCGGCTTGTTGTCTGCCATGTGCTCAACTCCTTAGATTAAAATGGGCAAACGTCCTTCATTGTCAAAGGGCGTTTTTTAGGGGATTCTGCGGGGGTATGGTATTTGACGTGCTCATCAATGAGGATGCAGAGCTTCCGGATGGTCATGCGCCATACGTCACTTTCGCGGAAGCCCAGCACCGTTGTCCCGAAATAGAGCAGCCGTGCTACATTGACGGCTGCTCCGTCTGAGGGTCCGGATTATCGTCCTCCGGCTCGGGCATAGAACAATCAAATGCTTCGAATATCCTGCTCTGAAGCTCGGAAAGAGCGGAGAATGAAGGAGAGATCTGACGACCGATCCACTTCTCGGTCTTGGGCTTTTCATCCATCATCTGGCCGTTGTCCTGTTCTACTGCGATACCCTCGTTGATAAGGATGCAGAGAATAGCTTTGAGTGTATGATAAACAGCCTTGTCGTCAACCATGTCCGAAAGGATATCGGCCAGCGGTTTATCAAAGCGTGTCTGAATCTCATCTACGGTGTTGAGGTTGAATATCATAGGATACTCTTTTTCTCCCAGAGTTACCCAAATTGTGGTCGGTCTCAGATCTCTCATTTTTTCTTCTCCTCTACTTAGTTTGCCGCCGCAGCGGGCTTGATATTGGCGAGGGCATTGAGATAGGCTTTTGCCTCGTCCTCGGTGTCGCAGTACGCTTTCTTGCCGTATGTACCATCGCACGCCTTGGACCATTTACCTTCGATGGAGACAGCGGAAAATTCGATGGTTTTGTTTTTGGTCTTGCCCTCCGACTCGTTTGGTTCGGAGAATTTGACGCGAGAATACCAGACAGCAACGTATTTCTCGACAGTCTTGCCTTCCGACTTGTAGCGCTGGACGATGATGTATCCGTGTCCGACTTCGATTGCCTGATCGCCGTCCTTAATCACCACTTCTTCGGGAGAGTTCTCTTCCTTGGCTTTGTATGTGTGACCAAGAAGGGTTGCGTAATCCTTGGGGACCATGTGGCTGATTTCTTCGCTGATAGTGCCGCCGGACACGCCGGTTTCGCTGTCGTACAATTCGTCATCTGCCCAGAATTCAGCATCGTTATTTTCGGTGGTGGGGGCGATTGACACTCCCTTACCCATAACAAAACCTTCTCCGTACTCGGGAGTGTTATTCTTTCCTACGGAATACGGAGCGCATACAGGGTATTTGAGACCTATGTTCATATTTACCTCCTGTTAATCTGAAATGATGTCGCCCGATGATGCGGAGACAACGATGTGCGTCAGACCGGTGTCGCTTTCGTGCAGCTCCTGCGTTGGACCTGTCATTAAGCCTTGACGCCGGAGTGCTGCCCGGAGACGCTTCTTGTTTTCCTGAGCGTCGCCAAGGCGGAAAAACCAATGCACAGCAGCAGTAGCCTCTTCGGCCAGAGCTTCATCGTCGGCGTAGAACACCGGGCGGTCGTCCTCGTAGACGAAGACAATGTAATTTGTGGAGCGTTCCGGTACATCCGCCCGTGTGGGGTATACCGGAACGCCAAGGATTTCACTGATTGCGAGTATCTGCGGATTAAGATTCATTTGTCGAGCCCCATTTCGCGGTTATAGACTTCCTGCATCTTTTCGGCAACGGCTCCCTTGCAGTCGTTTATCGCGGCTGTTCGGAAAGGAGTGGGCGCTTGTGCGGAATTTCCGTATTCGAGCTGAATAGCTTTGATGCTGTTTGCAACCGGCTTCTTATGGCTGTTGTCATACCCGGTGAACTCTATGGTTTTGACGTAGCCTCCGCCTTTGCTTCGCTTGACTTTTTTGCCTTTCAGAGATTTAGCAAGACTGCCGGTCTGGCGCCAGCTGAACTCTCTGAAATACCCTCCGCGAACTCTGTACACTTTACTGCGGTTTCCTCCGGCAGTCGAGTGGTCGGATATTCTCACTTTTACAGCGTCGATGAGCACGGGAGCAGCTTCATCCAGCATAGCGGGAGCAACGCGGTCAATTTCAGCGCATCTGGCAAGCTTCTTTTGAAGCTCAGCCGAGATGTTAAGCTCAAATTTCATCCTGCGGTACTCCTTCGTCGGTACAGGTCAGCTCAATATCGTTGACGCTGAGCGGGTAGGTGCGGGTAACGCGGTAGTTTCTGCCGCCTGCAGAGATGAACGGCTCGCCGTGGTATTCCGAGGCGTAGACGATAAATACAGCGGTTGTAAGGATGCCTGCCGCCATGCTGGAATAGTGCTCAGTGCGTGTCACGTTCTTGCGCTCGACAAATACAGTGCGTTTGGACGGCTCGCCGGCTTCGACCTTGTAGCCGTTGTCGTTTCGCTTTGCGGATTCAGTAAAGAGAATAGCTTTAATATCCTTCACGGGTAGTGCCCTCCTTGTAGCCGCTCGACATACTCAGACAGGCCTTGAGGTTTTCGTAAGCTGTACGGTGCCGCTCGCCCTGTCCATCGAAATCAAACTGCCATTTGCAGTAATTCTCTATCGCTTTCCGCACAAGGCGGTCGGGATCGTCTTTCTCCAGCAGGGAGTGATCGACTCCAGCGTTCTTCAGATCCGCTTTGGCGGTTTCGATGTTGCCGGTTATCTCTGCGTCAAGAGACTGGTCGCTTCTGCGGAGGGTGTCGCGGATGTAAGCAAGCATTAGAGTCGATCCTCCTTTCTGAAATTACGATTAAGCGTTCTTCTTGCCGTAGCAGATTGCACCTTCGACGGGAGCCCCCGCGATGACGGCGAAAGAGGTGTACTCGTTGCGGCGCTTTCTGCCGATGGAATCCCGGGTAATGCTGATACTCTCGACCCAGTTAAACTTGTAAGCGCGTCCGAGGTTGGCGATAATAAAATCGCCTGCGTGCAGATAGGGATCGACCTCAACGCCATATCTGGCGACGGAGTTGATGCCCACGCCGTTGACGGGATCGCGCATATAGCGGCCGTTCTTGTCTTTTTCAAAGGCGATGTCCTCAGACATATCGGTGGCGATGTAGATCTTAGCGCCCTTCTTGATGTCGACGCCCATCTTGGCCAATGCAGCTTTGATGGCGTCAAGAGGAGCGGTATCGGCGGCATAGGCACCGTCGATGAAGCCTGCACAGGTAACACCCTTGGGCTGATCGTTCAAGCCGGTACCATAGATGGTCAGTTCGATAATCTTCTCGTGGATGACCTCAAATAGCTCGCCGGTGATGTAGTTGATGAAGCCTTCGACGGCCATAGCCTCGAGACGCCAGGATACAGGGATAGTTTCGGAAACCTCTGCAACGGTGAGAGTCAGCTCCGCCCACTCACGCTGGCCGTCGGGATTTTCGTCCTTTTCCTTGCGCACATCAGTGCCGCTGCGGGATTTGAGATAGGGGAACTTAAACTCGCCGCGGACGTTGTGCTTCTTGATATCGCGGAAGATGGGGGATTCCTTCTCGATGCGTTCAAGAAGGTCGAACATTACGCCCTCGGGAATGAACAGACCGCCGTTGTTGACGCCGTCGGCATCGGCAGTCGGGGCGGAATAGGCGGTGTCGGTGGTGGTCAGAGCCACGCCCAGAGCGCGCTTCTCGTTCTCGGTCAGCTCGTTCTGCAGACCCATCATGCGCTTTGCCCAAGCGTTTCGGTATTCGGGGGTAGAGTATACGGTGCGGCGGTCAAATTCGATTGCCGCAGGGGCGAGAGTGCCGGTGCCGCCCAGAGCAGCGGCG